ATGCACCCTTAGAACCACGTCCGTCTACAGTGGCGTCAATATCATAACTATCCACACCAGCACAGCCCAGCCAGTTGTTCTCTGGCTTGGTCTTGTTTCTTAAATCTACTGGGGGCATCCATGTTACTCTCCATCTCCCATTTGGATCTGGACTAAACACAACCTCGCTGTCTTGTACACCGTTTGCCCAATTGAAGTTCCCTACAACAACAGGTGATGGAAACAGGTCTTGATTGTATTCTATCTGCTCGTATATCTTCTGGACGTTAAACAAAGAAGCCTTGGCGCTATCTCTAAATGCCTCAGCCTCAGTGAAGGGGAACTGTCTAATTACCTCATTGAGTTCGTAAGAATCTCCTGCCAGTCCTTTTCTTTCATTCTTCAAATAGGTCTTTGCACCTATGCTTATGTATTCGCCCTCAAGTCCTATTGTTGGTTTCTCTGGGTCGTCTACTACAGGCATACCATATATATCAAAGAATCCTTCTAATGCGTCATACGCTGGTATAAAGCATCCATACAAACCTGTCTTTGTTCTGCCGTTTGCGTTTCTGTCATTAACATCGCTTGAGTAAAACATTTCCCGGTACTGAGTACCTCCTCGGTCCAGTGGATTTACTGTACTACCTACCAATGCTTTACCTACAATCTTTCTACCTACCAGCAAACAAGTGCGCTGTATCCTCCAGGCTTCTCGTATATCATTACCTTTTTCCCATTTACCCGCCTCATCCAGATACAGGATGTGTAGTTTCTCACCATCATATGCGTTGTTCGTGGTGTTCTTCCAGTTAATAATTGTGTTAAGCGCCTCTCCTCTGGAAGAAGTTTTGTTCTTCTTGGTAATGCGTTTTGAAGGCTCTCTAAAAGCGAGTTCCATCCTGGGGTTAGTAGTACCATCTTGAATAGGTTTAAAGAAGAAAGGTAGCGACTTGTAAATAGGCACCACCTTCTTCATGAATATATTCTCCTGCGCATCTGATCCTGTCTTTGACATGATGCCCAGTAGTTTCTCCTTAACCTGTGTACCTTCGTTCACCAGGATAGCCGCAGACATATTCGTGTATCCAGATCGACGACACTTTACGTATATCTGCCCTATACAGCGTGGGTCTGCTATACAGGCTTCAAGGTGTATGAATAGTTCCCGCTGAAAGTCGAGGTAAGATGGGTATCCGATATCAATCTTACACCACTGTAGGAAAAAGTAGTGGTTTCCTGTGATGTAGGTAGGTACCCCGTTGTTGTAGAACCATACTCCATTTCTTCTTCTTTTATATTCTTGACTGATGTATGGGGTGTGTTTCCTTCGGAATGCCTCTGGCATTTCCATCCACTCCTCCATAGAGCGTATCCTTCTGAGTTCTTGTGGTAGTTCCTCTCTCACCCAGCGTTGCTCTTCCTTGGGCTTGTCGTGGAACAGTATGTCTTTCTTAGCGGGTTTCTTAGGGAACTGTATAGGTAAGTCAAAGTATAGACTGACGTCGCCTGATGTTTCGTCAGGGCATATATTGACTACTAATTCATCTTCTATTTGTATAAGTCCCGCCATTTTACTATCTTAACACTAAATTAACACCAGGACTATGAAGAAACTATTTCTATTCGTAGTGGTGTGTACACTTACATCCTGCGCAAGTAGCGCAAGTACAGCGGGTCAAACCTGTGTCTTTGAAGACTGTGATATCGCCGCCGTACACTCACACACTACATACTGGGCTACGTACTAATAATCCCAGTAAATGAAGACTTGACTACTTGGAGTATTGCTCTGCGAATCCTCCGGAGTAGTCTCGTTCTTCTTTGATTTCTCCATCTTGCTTAAGTCCTTTAATGAGTTGCTCAAGTCTTTCTCTTTCAACAATTAGTTCTTTTGCATCAACCGCTGTTTGCTTTATGGATTGCAACTCCGCTTTTCTTTGGGAGCCACTGAGTTCCTGATCCACGGGCTTCTGTATCTCGTTAATCATGTTCTCTATAGCAACCTGCATCGCTTGCATCAAACGCTCTGCGGTATCAATGTTGTTATACTTCTTCGACCTTGCCATGGATTGATTTCAAATAAGTTCTATACAGCCTCTCTCCGTCTACCTCCATCTGGTAGTCGGCATTCTTTCTAATCAGTACCTTGTCTCCTGGCTCTAAGCCGAGTTCTTCCAACTTAGGTGAAGACCACTTCACATAACCAAACTTCTCCTCCGGTTCCTCTTTCTTTGGGAGAAGGTATATCACATGGTCTCCGAATTCGTATTCTTCCTCCTCTGGTTCTTCCTGGTCTTCTGGTACAAGGAAAATCCAATCACTAAGTAACCGAATCTCTCCGGTTCTTTTACTCTTGAATGCGTAGGCTTGTGTGGATATAGGATCACGATTACCGTCGTAGTACACTACATAGATGTCATCGTCTGGGTCAATGAACTGACCACGCTTCTTTGTTTCTTCTAACTGAGTGGTCTCATCAGACAACATGAGGTGATTACCCCCGAGTACTACATGGTGATGAAAATACATGGTGTCTCCTACCTCTACTTCTGTTTCGTATTTAGCAGGAGTGGCGACAACCTCCCCGTCCATAGTCCTGTGATTGAACTCATCGAACTTAGTGTCCAGATACATGGTCTCACCATTAATCTTTATGGTGTCCTTAGTGACGTTTGGAACACGAACTAAGAAATGACGTAGCGATTTCATTCCTGTTTTAGATTACCTGTTGGCTTTGGGTCCCATAAGTTGACTGCAATTGCAGAACGTAACCCTTTCGTTACCTTGGTTACCCTGTGGTGTGTGCCACCTGCGTCAAATATGATAAGCCTATTGAACTTTGCTTCTATCCTTTCTGGCTCGTTGTCTACACCATGATTAAATATCTCTAAGTACCCACCCTCTATATCCATGGGAACAGGGTAGAAGACTGTTCCGATAATAGGACTGGATAGTTCTCCCTGCGATTTCCATAGGTCTTCATCCTTGTCAAGGTGCATATTGAGATAATCTGATCCCTTATCCGGACCAAACTGACCTGTCCAATACTCAAAACCAGAGATGGTCACAGGGTCATACGGCGAACGGTCTGCCCACAAATACTTAATGAGCCTTTTCTTTAAGGTATCATCTGGTGAAGCCCACCAGCCGTCCCACCAATAGTAGTTTCCGTTGTCGGAAAAGAATTCTTCCTTATTCTCCTCTATCTCTTTTAGAAGTGAATAGTCTCTTACAAAGTCGTCAATTACAATCATTTGAAGTCACAATCATGTTCAATTAATACTGGCATATCATCTATCGTCTTCCAGAGCATGGTGCCCTCGTCCTCATTATAGATGTATACAAGATAGCGACGAATTCCGTGTTTTACAAAACATCTTTCGTCCATTACTATTGAATCAATGATTGAGTCTCCTGCACGCTGGCCCACGTAATAAGCCATGGCATCCTTCGGGTTCTGCCCGATGATGATTTTTCTAATAAGTTCCATTTTATTTATTTAACCAGTAGTCAATTGTTCCAGAATCCGCTTCGTCATCTGGGTTGTTTCGGTGTTCCTCGAAGCATTCCTCTACAGTGGTAGCCATTAAATCAAATTCATCTTCCATAGCCATGTGCATTCCTGCTATCATCTCATAGCGATCTGGGTCTTGCTTGCTTTCTGGCACATACACACCGAAACACCACATGGAAAGAAACTGTTGTTTACCTCCATACGCTTCCATAATGTCTTCTATTTCATCAAGTTTAAGTCGAAGTAATTGGAAAAATTCAATTCTATCCTTGTGAGTCATTAGAAAGATTCGTTTGTACCAATATACTCAACTTGTACAAACGTATTTGCTTGATTTACAGTGACACCCGAAGCACCTGCCTGTGCTCTCATCTGGATGTAATATCCAGCAAGCCCGTCACTGTAGTATAATATACTGAATTGAGCATGGTATGTCTCACCAGATTTCACTGTTCTAAAGGAATCACCGAGCGATGTAGCACTACTGTAGTCGTATATCTGTAGGTCTACGTCAGTATTCGCTGAAGAATCCAACTCAATAGATGCTGTGATTCTGTAATACCCGGCCTTCTCGTTTAATAGAATGGTATCTCTTGGGTCAGATACTTGTGCTAATTGCAAGAAAGTCGCGGCTCCTGTGCCGAACACTACTGAAGATGTTGCAGCAGAAGTAGAACCAGTCGCTGAAGAGTCGCCATATATCTCCGCCATCTGTATAGGAACGATTGCAGTGCTCGATATAGCGTTACTACTATTGGGTCGTGCATATAAAGACTGCTCTGTTGTTACTCCAATGGAGCCAGATATAGAAGAAGCCAAGTCGCTTTGCTCAATATACTTGTACTCGCTTGCACTTTCATCCCAGATGAGGTACTTGTCATTATCTGCGGGAGAGGTAATCTGCGAGATATTTGCTGGATCATCTAACTCAACAGTGCTACCAGTAGCAGACAGTGGTGCATTTGCAGTAATTGACGCTGTACCAATAGGGTTTGTGTTAAGGTCACGTGTCACTACTACACCGGATGTACTGAGCATTAATGCTTTTACATCGCTGGTTGAGGTTGATGGTGTGCCAGATATCTTTAAATCCCCTGTAGTCTCTACAGTGTCGGTAGATAACTTGAGGGCAGTGCCGTTTCCTGCGCCATCTTCTACCACTTGTTCACTTGAAGACGCCTCTCCAGATTCGAGTTTCAATAGGATGTTGTAGGTGTCCTTAATTTTATTTCCGCTAAGTGATGCCATATGTATTACTTTTACCTAACAAAGATACTCATATGCCGAAAAGTACTGTAAGCCGAAAGAAGAAGTTCCGTGAGTTCTCCAAGATTGACAAGAAGTACATCCAGGAGAACGGTCTAAAGAACCTTCACAAACTGTATATAGATGCAAAGCAGAACTATAACCTGGGTAAAGCAGAGATAGAGTTCCTGTTCTTTATCTATGATCTGGAGTTCTGGACTCTGAGATACGTAGCAGACGCCATGGGTAAGAGTAAGAATAAGTTATCAGAAAGGATTGTGTACCCACTGATGCGTGAAGGATACGTGTACAAGCACTTTGATAAACTCACGCCAAGCAATACGATGGAAGACCATTACTTCCGTGACGAGACCAAGATGAACTACAGGGTACGGTATGCCTTATCCCAGAAGGGCAGGTTGTTAGTTGCCAGGTATTATAGAAAAATGCGGGGTGAAGAGCGTTGGGTTACTTCTTCTTTGCACGACGAGCCGAATCCATAGCCCTATTTGGCTCACCCTTCTCATGGGTAACCAAACGGAAAGGCGCTTCTGGTGATGCTCCTTTGTGTGGTTTGTATGCACCCTTCATTAAAAAGTGACGACCACCCTCTGTCATCCAGTGGTATCCATCTGGTGCTGGTACCTTAATGCTCTTATTTGTCTTCTTTAGTTTCATTTTCCAAACAATGCTGTAAAGTAATCTAATATAGTCTTCTCGTGTGGTTTTATTCTGCCTGTTGGTAAATCAGCATATGGCCCTGGAACCGGACCTGCTTCTTCACCAGAGTCTCTATAGTACAGTTTACCATCAACCATCTCGTAGGTCTCCGGGTCAAATATCTGATCTACCACATCTGGGTCACTGTATCGGCCCTTATAGAACGGACCCCCCTGGTTCAGACTACGTAATCGTCTTGGGTCTATGCTTTTCTTCTTCTTTGGATCTCCTGGTGTGCTTCTGTACTTCATTAATTTCTGGTTACGACGAATATCATATCATCATATCTGCGCTTGATGTTTAACTTCACCTCTTCTGTACCCTCCACTAAACTCTTGTCTGCGGCCGCACGAAGGTTATCAAACCACTTTACGTCCTGTACGTCTTCGATAATTAGTTTACCACCAGGCTTTACCTTGCGAAGATAATGCTTTACAGCATACTCCTGGGACGGGAGAGAGTGTGGTCCATCGTCTATAATGTAGTCGAAGTAGTCGTCCTCGAATAAATCCAGTCCCTCTTGCGTATATGCATCGAGTATATGCGTAGAAATACGGTTATACTCATTTCCCTTCTTATTCTTCTCAAGATATTCGAGTGCATCTTCTGCGATATCCATACCCACGATGTTGGCTTCTGTAAACCATTCGTGCCATAACATGATGCTACCACCATGCATAATACCTATCTCTAATACGTTCTTTACCTTCTTAGGCGCTGTAAACTCCTTAGAGTAGTAGTCCTGTATGTAGGTATGTACATTTCCCTTGTCTGAACATGTAGCGTACCCCTTGTTATATAGTTCTATTAAATCCATGTCACAAATATAGGGTACCTTTGTGACTATGGAGTTACTTGTAAAAAGACTATACAGCGAAGACGATTTCACTATTGGAGCGCTGTTTGAAACATCTGGAGAGGAAAGGAAGTTCCTTTGCTTTACATTAGAAGATGAACACCGTGATGAGAAGGTTATGGCAGAGACCAGGATCCCTATGGGGCGTTACCGTATCACGTTGAGAAAGGTAGGTGGCCACCATAAGCGCTACACAGAGAAGTTTCCTAACATGCACAAGGGTATGTTGTGGGTTAGAGACGTACCGAACTTTGAATATATCCTTATTCATATCGGTAATACAGAGCGTGACACCGCAGGATGCTTGCTGGTGGGTCGCACTGCGGACATGAAAGGTACTATCGGAAGAAGTACTGACGCCTATAAAGACATCTATCCTCCAATTGCAGACGCATTACTGGAAGGAGAGGATGTATGGATAACATATGAAGACTACGCATAATGGAAAACATCAAAGAGTACATCAAACCAGCCGCAGCAGCGTTCGTTTCTGGGGCATTGGCTTCACAGCAGAACCGAATCATCACTGGATTGTTCTTCGCACTGTTCTGTGTGGTGGGAATTTACATCATTGAGAAGATGATTGAGGGGTTTAAGAAGGAATAATCCATCATTAGGTATTTTACCCTATTGACATTCTCGAAAATATGCTGTACCTTCACACCGTACTAACGAAGTACGTACTGAACAGAAGTTTATAATCCATAGCCCCCAGGCTACAATGGATTAATAAACGCTTACATGGACAGTCTTGAACTAATCGTAAGGTGCTCGGTTTCCAAGGGCCCCTATTTTGCTCAAAATTTCGCAGGCATTCGCCTTCAACAGATCAGCAGTATCGCGATTCGCGAATTGCGATGTTATATGCAGTGACATACAATGTAAAGGTCTTGTCCTTTTTTATATGCTCTGGAATACACTCGAAAAAATTGCTGAGAAATAATCGGGATGGGGATAATATAGTATAGGGGCGCTGGCGCGCGCACACCCGAACGCATCCGGGCGCAGACGGGGGTGCGTCCGTACGCAAGAACGCACACAGGTTTGGGCGTTTGAGCGCACGAGTGCACACGTACGCAGCCGTGCATGTACGCACGCATGCTTGCGCAGGGGCGCATAGGTACACACCGCCCCCGAAGGTGCACCCACAGCCCCGCACCCGCCCCCACGTACAAGGGAGGGGCGAACAATACACGCC